ATAGCAAATACTATTATAGAATACTATGATTTTATTTTGAACTATAGTATACCAGATAATGCAGAACAAGAACGCAAGAATTTAATTAGATTTTTAAATTCTTTTGAACATTTGAGAAACAATAGGATTATTGATTATGCTCCAAGATACACAGAATTTCTCAGAAATTATGGCTATGGAGACAAGAAACAAGCTACGGATTGACATAGAACTTACGCTGCACCGTGATCCTAGTTTTAAATTTTTTGTTAACAACATTCTATTAACTGAACCAGTAACAACTTTATATTTTGATTTATTAGATGATATACATTTGAGTTATCAATCGTTGAGCAATGCTGGCGCAGTTGAAATACAAAATATCAGTGTAAATGGCAATCAAATATTGCCTAAATATTTACATCTAGCAAGTCCGCCTACCAACTGGATTGAAAAAATCAACCATTGGGACTTTTCAATACCTTCTCCATTTTACAAATGGCATCAAGTTATTACTGGACAAGGAGACGCCTTTTGAATAAGCCGTTGCTCACTGACATAGAAGCATACCCTCAGTATCCATGGGCACGATGGGTTTACAATAAGCTATTATTATCACAGGCACTTGGGTATGAGTGTGCGCCACATGGTATCCTTCCTAAAAAATATCCTGTATTTTCTAAACCTATAATAAATTTAGAAGGTATGGCACTTGGAAGTTGCGTATGGGATAGTGCAGATGATGTTGAATACATACCAGGCCATTTTTGGATGCCATACTTTACTGGCGAACATTGTTCATATGATATTCAGCTTAAAGGCGGCAAAGTAGTATATTGTAAAAAAGCTATCGCACGATTAAGCAACGACCATAAAGTAATTGAACACTGGCTTATTGTAAATGGCGATTTAGAAGAAGCAGAGTTGCTGTGGAAAAATTTGTTGCCAGAGTTTAGTGGACATGTAAACTTTGAAACAATGGGCGGCAACATATTTGAAGTTCACCTGCGATGGGCAGCAGAATGGTATGATTGGTATGATAATGGAATGTTATTGTTTTATAGTGTACCAGTATGGTGGGAAACACTGCCACAATCATTTGATATTGACATAAGCCGTCCAGAAACAGTATTAATTAAAGATGTTAGTAGCGATATTACTAATAATAGCCTACAGTATAAGCGCAGTCACATAATATTAAGTGAGTCATTGACAATGGCAAGACGCGCCCGTGATGAAATTATTTCTGCGAATACGAAAAAATAAATTGACAATACTTTTACTTCGATGTATAAATAGATATATGCAGTGGAAATAACTCCATTGTATTTGGCACATATGGCAAAAAGGAAAATACATTATGGCTTCATTGGCAGAAATCCGTGCGAAACTCGCACAGCAAGAAACCCGCAATAGCGGAAGTAACGGCGGCGGTCGTGATAACGCAGTTTACCCTCATTGGAATATCCCAGAAAATTCAACAGCGCGTATTAGGTTCTTGCCTGATGGCGATGAAAAGAATGATTTCTTCTGGATCGAACGAGCAATGATTCGCTTGCCTTTCGCAGGTGTTAAGGGTCAGATGAACAGCAAGCCTGTTGTTGTTCAAGTACCTTGCGTAGAAATGTGGGATGAGGTATGCCCAGTTCTTACTGAGGTTCGCACATGGTTCAAGGACAAGAGCCTTGAAGATATGGGCCGTAAGTATTGGAAGAAGCGTTCTTATATCTTCCAAGGTATCGTTCGTGATAACCCACTGGTTGAAGAGAACACTCCAGAGAATCCAATTCGTCGGTTTGTTATTAGCCCCAGCATTTATCCATTGATCATTGCTGCATTGAAAGACCCAGACATTGATGAACTGCCAACAGACTATATTCGTGGTCTGGATTTCAGCATCACTAAAACGAGCAAGGGTCAGTATGCAGACTATGCTACCAGCAAGTGGGCGCGTAAGGAGTCTTCTTTGTCTCAGACAGAGTTGGCTGCGATTGAATCTTTTGGTCTGTATGACCTTAAGAGTTTCCTTCCAAAGAAGCCTGGTCCTGATGAACTTAAGATCATCAAGGAGATGTTTGAGGCATCTGTAGACGGCGCTACCTACGATGAGAATCGTTGGGGCCAGTACTACAAGCCTAGTGGTGCATCTACTAACCCAGACGCAGCAGATGACCTTCCTGCTGTTCCCGCCGCACGACCAACTGTAGCTTACAGTCGTCCAGCGGCAGTTCAAGAGGATGTTCCTTTTGATACAGATGACACTCCTGTGGCATCTGCGCCAGTATCTACCGCCCCAAAGGGCGATAGCAATGCTCGTGCTGCTGAAATTCTCAGCATGATTCGCAATCGCAAGACTGCAGAATAATAGCACATTAAGGGACAGGATTATTGACAATCCTGTCCCATTTTTATATAATAATTGAATAATTTAACAAAGGCACAATCATGGCTAAACCATTTGACATATCAAAATTTCGTAAAGACCTGACAAAAGCAATTCCAGGTATGAGTGTTGGATATAATGATCCAACTGACTGGGTTTCTACAGGCAATTATACTCTCAATTATCGTATCAGTGGCGATTTTAATAAAGGCATTCCACTTGGTAAAGTAACCGTGTTTGCTGGAGAAAGTGGTGCTGGCAAGAGTTATATTTGCAGTGGAAATATTGTCAAGAACGCGCAAGATCAGGGCATTTATGTAATTCTAATTGATACCGAAAATGCACTTGATGAAGATTGGCTCAAGGCACTTGGTGTTAACACCCATGAAGATTATCTTCTTAAACTTAATATGGCAATGATTGATGATGTTGCCAAGACTATTACTAATTTTATGGACCATTATAAAGCAATGCCAGAAGATTCTCGTCCAAAAGTTCTATTTGTATTGGACTCACTTGGTATGTTGCTTACGCCAACTGATATTAATCAGTTTGAAGCAGGTGACTTGAAAGGCGACATGGGTCGTAAACCAAAGGCGCTGACTGCGCTTGTTCGTAACTGTGTCAACATGTTTGGCTCTTATAATATCGGCATGGTTGCGACTAACCACACTTATGCATCACAGGATATGTTTGACCCAGATGATAAGATTAGTGGTGGTCAAGGTTTTATCTATGCAAGTTCTATTGTTGTTGCAATGCGTAAGTTGAAACTAAAGGAAGATGAAGATGGCAACAAGACCTCGGAAGTAAATGGTATTCGTGCTGCATGTAAGATCATGAAGACACGCTATGCCAAACCATTTGAAAGCGTTCAGGTAAAGATTCCATATACAACTGGCATGAGTCCATATAGTGGTCTTATTGATATGTTTGAAGATGAAGGTATCCTTGTTAAAGAAGGTAATCGTTTATCATATACAAGTCCAGTTACTGGAGAAATTATCAAAGAATTCCGTAAAAACTTTACCAATGAACAATTGGATATAATTATGGAAGAGTATGGAAAACATACTCCTGTTACTAAAAAGGAAGAAGTAGAAGATGAGTGATACAAGCGAATTACTTGTAGTATTCTGGCAAACAGTTAAAGAATACATTTCAGCAAAAGATCGCCAAATTGCAGCAGACCATGTTGTTAATGAATTGGTTGATTTAGGCATTACAGACAACGATTTACAAGAACTAGCCGTTGATAGTGCCATGCGAGCAGCAATCGCTGAACATCTTGATGTAGAAGAGTCTGACGAAGATAGTGAGGACGAATGAGTGGTTGGTATACCAAAGTAAGTCAAGATTTATCCAATATTCCAAATTTCATAGAGTATTATGAAAGTGAATTGGAAAACGCAAAGCGTGATATTGGTATATACGGAAACGTAGAAAAAAATCTTAGTAACTTGCCTGGTATTACTGAACACCGTTTCAATCAGTTACAGGAAATTGAGGCTATTCTTAATCATTTGAATATTCAATTGCGTAAAATTCGTCGCAAGCATTTTCAAAAATATTTAGAACATTACGCTCGTGCGCTGACTGCACGAGATGCAGAGAAGTATGTTGATGGTGAAGAAGAAGTCATTGACTTTGAAACTATCATCAATGAAGTAGCCCTACTGCGAAA